AGTGAGACTGGGCGACGAACTTTAGAAACTCTGTTCAGTTTGTAAAGTTTGTTTTGAGGGTTTATGAACTTGGAAAGAGGGTTTATGAACTTGGAACGACGGGCCACTCAACACCAGTGAGGTTTCCGTCCGCGTCTAGGATGGGTCGAGCTATCATGGGAAAGTTCCTGAGGGCTTGGCGGTACTCTTTCCAATCTTGAATATCTTTTACCAAATTATGTGGATAATCTGAGGTCATGTACTTATCACTCTTATCGAGGAGAACGTTGCGTTCCTCCCGAAACTTTTTGATCGCATCAGTATTCTGGAGTTTGTAAAGTGTATCTTCATACGTCTTATCAACGGGTTTTACTATATTTTCAAAAACGACACTATCCCATGTGGTTCCATCGGAGGTATAGGGTTCACCCGGAAACATTTTTTCTAATACTTGGGAGAGCATATATACTTTACCCCGATATTAATTTAAGGTTATGATAACTTTACCTTGTATTGGGACCGTAGAATCGTACCCAAATGTAACGTTTGTACCATTATTCCTCGAGGAACCACCATGACCACCTTCAGTAGTGTAGTTGTTGCTTGCCCTACCACCCACGTACCCACCACCACCACCAGCGTTGTGTGCCCCACTACCACCACCACCACCAAATCCACCTGTGCCGTTATATGAGCTACTATTGTACCCGTAATTTCCTCCTGCCGCGCCATTGTATGGGTTCTTACCACCTGACGGACCAGGAGTACCTGCACCATCACCATTTATACCGTATGAAGCCCCGCCACCGGAGCCAAAATCTCCACTGGATGCCGCCGTCCATGAATTCTGAAGAGAAGCTTGAGACCGACCAGCATCGGCGTGGGCGAAACTAAAGCCTCCCCCATTAGCAGCGGTCCCACCCCCACCACCACCCGCGACAAGGTATAAACTACTCGCCGTGGCTTCCGAGCTTCCGAAATCCTCCTTGAGAACCCATGAAGCCCCCCCACCACCCCCAGCGTTGTTTGTGGAGATTGGAAGGGGAGACGACTGACCGACAATAATGGTTAGTTTTTGCCCTCTCGTTAAAGAAAAGGTACCTTGGGTCCAGGCGGGTCTACCAGCTGAGGAATTGCCACCCAGAGTCCCGGACGCCCCATATGCCTTGATTGTATACGACCCCGTCTTAGGTATAGTCCAAAGTTGGAACCCCTGTTTCCCAGATATTTCATTAAAAAATGCGGTATCTTGTTCCCATACCTCCGAAGCATATGCAGTTTTCATTTGGGCGAACGTAGGACCATATCGTCCCGTAGCAGCAGCATTCGTGAACGTATGTGAGGTAAATGAGTAGAGTGAGTCGATCCCCACGATATTGATTGCTCTATCTGTGAACAGTCCACTGCTATTATCAGTCAATCGGAATGTTACACTCGTTGTACCCGTAGCCGCAATTTGACCTGTTATCTCACCTGAACTCCCATCAAGGACGAGGGTACCTCCTCCCACCTTAGCTGGTAAGGCGTTACTACCGGGTGCTACAGAGAACTTCCTATTGGAACCACCACCACCATCTGTACCTGCGAGTGTTTGAGTTTCGGACACAGCAGGATCGAAAATCAGGGTCGCACCAGTCGCGGTAGTCCACCCAGTCGCAAACCCAATCGCAGCAGTACTGGTCCCGTTCAAACCCGATGTACTGTTAATCTTAACTTTATAGGGTTGTTGGGCGAGAGCCCAAGATCCCGATCCACCAAAAAATTGTATATTGTTGATTCCGAGATAATTGTGCCCCGTCGTGCTTCTCTTTGTCTTTATTACCACTCTGAAATATTTGAATGCTTCGGTCGACCCCGTGGATAGTGTTGTGACATTTGTGGACAGGCCACTCAACGCATCTGATGTCAGCCCCTCCCCAGCATGAAGCGATGTCCAATTCGTAGTGTCGTTGCTCCCTAATATAACAAATAGCCCATGTACAAAGCTCAAAGTCCGACTGCCTATTACAGCACGAGTTAGTATAACTGGGTTGGGTATTTGTAACTGCCACCAATGACCGCGATGTGTTGTTCCGCTTATATCTTGAGTTGCCGGAGCTCTTTGGCCCGGTGCATAGGGTGCATTGGTATCGTAGCCCCCGAGTATGTCTTGGGTATTATCTGACCAGTAGTTACCACCGAGGTCCGTGTTTCGAACCGCACGCCACGCGTATTGGGACGCCGCCGAGGCAGTCGCTGTGTACCCCGGTATAGAAGTAGCATTTGTCATCGCACTAGGTGGAAACTCAACCGCCTCATTCCCCATTTTAAAGGTTACTTGTGTCCCGGCGGCGTTCGGTGCGGTCGCATCGACAACACTATACAAACTTCCATCGGCACCTTCCAATTGTACCGTCGATCCACTGACAATACCCGTACCCGTCGCCGTGAATACTTGGGTTGATGTGTCAAACACGAAGCCTGAGGTGGTGGTTTGCACAGTGTCGTAGATATAAGCAGAACCGGCGTCAGTAATAGTATCCGGATCTTCACTTTGTGCCCCCACGATAACCTTCTCCCCGTCACCACTCATGGCGACGCTCCACCCGAAACGGTCATCCGCCGCCTTGTCTGATGCTACAATCTTTGTTTCCATACCCCAAGACGAACCACTGTAGGTATAGATATAGGCAGCACCGGCGTCGGTAGTACCATCCGGATCTTCATATTGCGACCCCACGATAACCTTCGTCCCATCCGAGTTCATGGCGACGCTGTAGCCGAAATAGTCATTCACCGCCTTGTCTGATGCTTCAATCTTCTGTTGTTGAGACCACGATGAACCATTGTAGGTATAGATATAGACCGAACCGGCGCTACTAATATTATCTGGATCTTCTAAGTACGCCGAAACGATAACCTTCGTCCCGTCACCACTCATGGCGACGCTATCACCGAATCGGTCACTATCCTGCTTATCTGATGCTTCAATCTTCTGTTGTTGAGACCACGATGAACCATTGTAGGTATAGATATAAGCAGAACCGGCGTTAGTAACACCCGGATCTTCATATGGCGACCCCACGATAACCTTCGTCCCATCCGAGTTCATGGCGACGCTCTCCCCGAATTGGTCATTCGCCGCCTTATCTGATGCTTCAATCTTAACTTCTGAACCCCAAGACCCACCACTGTAGGTATAGATATATACAGAACCGTAGGCGAGGTTTTCATTGGACGCCCCCACGATAACCTTCGTCCCGTCACCACTCATGGCGACACTGTTAGCGAATTGGTCACTGTTCGTCAGGTCTGATGACACAATCTTTGTACCCGTATCCCAAGACGAACCATCATAGGTAAATATATAAGCAGCACCCGCATAAGGTCCATCACCGTTCGCACCTACAATAACCTTCGTCCCGTCAGAGTTCATGGAGACGCTACCACCGAAAAACGCGCTCGCCGCCTTGTCGGATGCCACGATCTTTGTACCCGTATCCCAAGACGAACCACTGTAGGTATATATATAAGCAGAACCGGCGTCGGTAGTACCATCCGGATCTTCCACGTACGCCCCCACGATAACCTTCGTCCCGTCTGAGTTCATGGCGCAACTCCTGCCGAAATTGTCACCCGCCGCCTTATCCGATGCTACAATCTTTGTACCCGTACCCCAAGACCCAACCACTGTCCCACCACTAGGAAGTGTGGTTAACGGTGAAATACCCGTGACCGTGGGTGGTTGGGCGATAGGGGCCCACCCTGACCCCGTATATGCTTCCATGAACCCGATTGTGGAGTTGTACCTGATCGTACCTGGAGGTGCATACGTCGGTCTCTGGGCGGTCGTGCCACCTGTGACCACGAGGTCTCTAGACATGATACGACCAGAAACCTCGAATTCTGCCGTGGGAGAGATACTTATCGTAGCCCCCATACCAGCGTGGGCTGTACAGAAATAGTAAAGTGTTGTGGGGGAATCTGCGGAGACCACAAATGTTCTCGTGGCTGTACCTCCACCTCCGTACGCCCCTAAATTCGTTATACCCGTAGTATATTCACCACCAGTGGCGGTTGTTGAAAATATAAGTGGGTGACCCGAAAGAGTCGTACTAGATACGTCAAATATATACGTATGGTTTTGCTCTAATTGCAGAGAAGATTGCTGTACACCGTCTATGTAGTATTTATTAGCACCACTGGCATCCGATACAGTAACCACGAATGTCTTTGTGGTCGCCTCGCCGCCACGACCTGCTCCACCGACTGAAAATGTTGTCGCTGTCATCTTCCCCCCCTCGATCGAGAAGGATTCCGCGAAAAGGTCCCACTCGGCGAGGGCGACGTCCGTATTCGACCCATTCGTTTTCGTCGCGACCATCGCATACTTTTTGAAGGACTCAGTGGCATTCACGATGATCGTTTGAACGTTCGAGGCTGA